AGGATGATGTTCAAATCCGCCTTGTGCTGACATAAAGTCTTTCATCTCTGCAACAGATGGTGCAACCTCGGGCTTCATATTTGAATAGTCAACAACATTCCACTGAACTTCTTCAGTGACTGGTTTTTGTTGTTTTTGTGCTCTTGCTTTTTTCAGCTGAGTGGTAAAACCCTGAGCTGTAGTATGATCGCCTCTTTGTAGAGCAGCAGCGATCTTGCGGTGAATAGACGCAACCACCGGTTTTCCGGCTTTCATAGCTGCGCCAGCAGCACGAAGATGTGAAGCTGCATCTTCATTGATTACTTCTTCACCATACATCTCTTTATACTTCTTGGTGTGCTTAGATTCTTTAGTCTTTGCCGTAGCATCTCCAGGTGCTGGCTCATAAGCTCTTGGATCACGATCAGACAGCTTGTCCATCTTTTTCCAATGAGCAACTCGCGCCTTTGCTGTTGAATCACTTAGACCTGTATGATACCCCGACTTTTTTAGACGAGAGTCCGCTTCTTCATTCTTCATTGCGTCCATTTCTTTTTGACGCTTTTCCATTTGACGCTTATATTCTTCAGGGTCAGGTAGGCCGTGCTTCTTACGAAGTTCCTGATGCTGACGATACAGACGCTCTGCTGTTGTTTCTTTAGGCATCTTAAATTTTACTTTAAACTTTGCCTCTTCAATAGATTCTTTATTAACCTTTGCAGCCAAGTCGCTATCTGCACCACCCCATGTTCCTTTACCCTTTGTGATAAAAGAATTCACACGAGCAAATCCCCATTGTTGTGGAGTTGTTCCTGGACGATGACCTGAATTCCATGCAGCTACACCACGCTTATATACTTGTTTTAGAACTCCTAGAGGAATTCCAGATTTTTCTGCTTTCTTCTTTAGACCATCCATCGCTTCTTCTGTAAGCTCGGCCATCTCAATTCTGTCCATCACACTTTCAATGATAGTCAGTAATTCGTCGGTGTCATCTTTTTCTTCACCGATCATCTTCTTGAATGCAGAGTGGCTAGTGCTGATGTTCTTGATGAATTCAAGCTTATCAGCAGGACGCTTCAGGCTATGATACTTAACAAGTGCTTTTTGAGCATGGTCAGGATGGATCATGACGGATTTACCATCATCGAATTCAACATCCTTTTTACCGCCCATAGAAATAGACTTATTCAGCTGAACGATGATGTTCTGATCTGGCTCACGTCCATTATCAGGACCATAATCCTCTTCACCGTTTTCTTTAGCTTTTGCTTTAGCCATAGCCGCACGCTTAGCAAGTGTTTCTGGTTTTGCAGGGCGACCACGCTTACGCATTTGTTGAGTCATCTCTTTAAAAGTAATCATTTCTTCCTTTTGAAATTCAACTCGATGTGCTTTCACTTTACGCTTATTCCCGTCTTTATCAATAACGATTTTGTAATCAGCAGTGTCATGTGTTGCTGCTTCTTTTACTTCAGCCGCTGGCGTATGATGCTGTTGTAATGCTTGTCCAGATCTAAATGACTGTAATCGCTGCATTTCTTTTCTACGCACAACTGGAAATAATCGAGCAGCAATTCTCTTGATTAATGCACCCTTTTTATCGATTAGCTTATCTACTGCGATCTTATCAGATGGTGCTAATTGATGATATTCTACTCCACGCTGACCAGCAAACTTTTTACGAGCAACATCCCTTGCCATTCTTTGCGCTCTGACCTCGAGCTTCTCCTTTGGAGCCATTCTTCTCTTAGCAAGCTCGCGCATTCTTTGTAGCTTAGCTTTATATTTGCGCATGATGATCTTACGCTTCATACGCTGTTGCAGATTTAAAACCGCTTCATTTAGACCTTCAGCAGCAAGTTCTGCTTCCATTTCTTCTCTGATATTCATCTCATCCTTCAATCTTGCAAAGATCTGCTTAGCAGATGATTTAAGTTTAGTAGGAAGACCTGATTTAAATGCTTCCATATCGTTATCTTTTACGGCCTGTCTCATCTTTGATGCAGACATTCCAGCTACGCCTTCAGCATCTGGATCACGCTCTCCAGCGGATTCTACAGAGATACTGTCAAACGTGTATTCTTTTCCGTTGTATGTATTCAGCAGTCGCTCAAACTCAGCAACACGATCTGAACCAACAACAACTGTAACATGCTTGTATTTGGCCTGAAGCTCTTTCATAGCTTCGATGATAGTTCTTGCCTTTGAAACATGCATAAGATCGCCAAATGCTTTCTTAGCATATGCAACCTTGTCTTCATATGACAATGGATTCTTTTTACTATCTTGGGAATGCGAGAGATAAACTAGCGGTGTAGCATTCTTTTCTGCTGCAGTCTTTTTAACAGCATCTACTAGTTTTTGGTGACCTACTGTGGGAGGATTAAATCTACCGAAAGTTAGTACCACGGCACGACCTGTCTGTTCGGACATCACTGATGGCACTTCTGGGTTGATTTCTACTTTATCAATTTGTTTCTTACTAGTCGAAAAACCACCTGAGGATTTTTTAGGGGGAGTTTTTGACTTGTCTTTTTCAATCTTATTTTCCATTGGAGTTTACCTTAGTCTTATCCGAACAAAACAGGGTTGCCGTGGCCTAACTGTAATTCTATTTATAAACAGATTATCTCTGCGCTTATTTCTTTATTCCAGTGACGTGGTGTCCACCATTGACATTGGACACCGTACGTCTTTTTCCGGATGAACTGAAATTATGAGCCCTACGATCGGCTTCAATTTTATCTTTTTCTGCTCGCTTTTGTTTATCTTCATCTGAAATTACATCGAAATGGTTCTTTTTGTTGTTATAATGGAGTTCATATCCATGTTTCTTGAAGTCATTAGCGATATGATCAGAGTATGCAAAGTCATGAATGGCTTTACCGCTTTTATCTTTGACTTTTAGTCCATGTTTTGCTGCTAACTCATGGACTGTTGCTTCCATCACGACATGTGCCTTAAACGTAATCATCGCTGCCATCCTTTGATAATATTGGTTGAAAAATTTGCCCTACTAAATTCTAGACGATCTACGATCTTGACTGCACCACCAGTAAGGTGATCAATTGCAACAAAACCCTCAACACCTGTTGTTTTAAATCCAGATGCTGTACGTAGAAAAGTCTTGATATGACCTGCATTGTTCATTTTAGAGATGATCATATTTTTTGCGTCGACAATAAGATTTGCCAGATCGAAGATATTAACGATATCTTTTTTATCGTGTTCTAGGAAGAATTTTAGAACATTCTTTCTAACTGCTTCTTGTGTCGCTTTACCTGCTTCTGTCTTCTTTTTGTCGATTTCTTTTTGATAACGATCATGAATATAATTATAGAGATCACTCACATATTTATTCGTGTCTGTGATCTTCTCAGAATTTCGAATCTTAGAGTTATTAAATGTCTTTACAACTAAAAGTAGATCTGGATTCTGATGAATCGCATTAATCGTATTTGCTGTAGTAGCATTAAATAGCTTTCCAATATTCGATAGAATCGCAGTAATTTGCTTTGTCTCTGATGCTGTGAATGTTGCTGTACCCGAATAGTCTTTATAGTTAGCATCATCCATCCAAACCGAAGAAACATGTTTCATATTGGTTACGATGCTTTTACCGAATGAAGCTGTCATCGTTTCAAACGAATCACCTTCGTATGTTGTATGCCAAACAATACCAATTTCAGCTTTACGAATTTTTGCTGCTAAAGCACTGTCAGCAGGAACAGCATAAACAATCGTATTAGGATGGAAAGTAATATACTCTTGACCTTCGACCGTTTCCATCTTAAGATCGCCTTTAGTGAACATCATATCGCCCTGATATACACCTTTAGTAATACCAAGCTTAGATAGATTTTTTAAAGCGATTTTGAATTTGACATTCAGATCACCGCTTAGATCTGCATCGATGTCACTATTTGTCTTGTATACTTTAGGATTCTTATTGAAGATTCCCTTTTTAGCTACAAAGAATTTACCATCAGATGGATCGATACCGGCAAAGATTGCTGGTGCACCGTCCCATTTTACAGTAGCAGCAATCTTATTGTTCGTATGGCCCGCAAGCATATCTCGCAGATCACGCAGAAAATTAATTGCCTTACGCGTTCCATCTACACCTTCATTGAAGATTAAATCTTCGAGGTGTTCCATGTGAACATTCTTTTGTTCTACTATATGATCTTTAAAATTTAACATTATTTTATTGTTGTTATTGATCCATCAGGTTTTGCAAAATAAGCTTCAAATTTAATCTTTGGGAATTCATTTTTCAATTTTAAGAACTCTTTAAGATTACTCATAGC